ACGTTTTTACCCACATGGTGCGATTGAAAGTCAGTAACCGGTCTTTGCCATCTTCCTTGAAATATGTAATTCGGCTGCCTTTGACTGCAACAATGGTGGCACCCTCAGGTTTTTGTGCCTTTAATTTTTCAATATCTGTTTCGTATTCCATCGGCTTAACCTCGATGCACGCGTTTAGGCGTGCATATTTGTCCAATCTTGTTTAGAAATTTGACTTTGCTTGTTGAGCCATAAAGCAACGTCAGCAATGTTCACCATGTAAGGGGCTTTGTTTGAATCTTCTGCCTTGAACGTTGGGAAGGGCAGGTCTTGAACGGCTGCACGCTTCTTTGCTGTTTCAATTTTAAGATGCGGTAAAAAGTCCTTTACGATCACCTCCAGTGGAACCACTGGAGACTGATACTTCATGGCCAATAAGAAACTTGAATCAAACTGATTCAATGCAGCGTTCATTTATGTTTGTTCCTCAGTAGCTGAATAATATTTTTTATCAATTTCAACGTAGTCTTCAATTGATTCATCCCAGATGGATAAATCAGCTTTACAGCAAGGAGAGACATAGATCATCACGAACTGTTCAGCACCTTCGCCTGTTTGCATATTGATCATTCGTGAATAAACATTTTTATAATGCAATGGTTTAATTGGTTCACCAGATCCGCATTGATCACATAAAAAACATTGATCTGCAGTCAGCTCAGGTAATGTCATTAATTCTTTTTGAGCACGGAAAGGATTAAAACCTTCAAATTCATCATCAAAATCATCTTCAAACATTTTTATATTCCCCTTAATACCCATTTGCCTGTGGTGCTGAATCCAGCATCTGTAAACTGTCTGCACGAATTTCTGTGCTGTAGCGTTCCTGACCGTTTTGGTCGTTCCATTTACGAGTACGAAGTGAACCTTCGATATAAACTTTTGAGCCCTTTTTTAAGTATTGCTGGGCAATTTCACCCAAACGATTGTTGGCCACAATGCGGTGCCATTCGGTTTGTTCAATCCAATCACCAGTTTGTTTGTTCTGCCATTTTTCAGAAGTGGCGATTGAAAATTGACAAACTGAACCACCATTTGGAAAGGTTCTGCTTTCAGGATTAGCACCTAGCGTGCCGACCAAAATTACTTTATTTACGCCACGCATGATTCTTCTCCTGTAACTTTTGCAAAATGACTGAAATGTGCTGTGAAACATTTCTGATTGTTGGTGAATGGGATCTTTGGATCTTCGATATGGCAGACATACAGCTGATCTGTACCAACGATCTGCGTCACTTCAAAACGCTGATGACTGCTGACAATAAATTTGTAGCGTGCAAATTCATCAGGTATCCAAACGGTGTCACCCACTTGGAAGTCGTGAACGGTATTTATTTCAGGATCCGTGAACGGCAGGGCATCATCAAAGTCGAGTTCAGCAGTTTCAAGGCCACCTGGCTGTGCTTTGCCAGTATCAACAATATTTTTCATTTCGTTGATCAAGATGCATGCTTCAGTTGGCATGTGCTGAATGCATGGGTGCTGATTCAAAACAGCATGCAAGCGAAGTACACGTGCTGAAATGTCCTGATGTTCAGCGATCATTTTGAAATAGCTTTGATCTTGGGTTTGAGCATTCATTACGAAATTTCCTTCACACTATTCATTACTGGGTACAAGAATTCCTTTTTAAGCAGCTTTAACTGTTCTAGGTTGTAGCTGTATTCACCGTTTTTGGTGTGGATCTCAATTGCACAACCGGATTCTTCCAACGATAAAAATTCAGGTAAATCTTCAGAATATTTATCAAAGCTGTCTTGTAGCTCAGTAATAAGAATTTCTACTTGCTCAAGTCCTAGATTCAATGGATTTTCAATTTTTTGAATCATTATTTTTTTGCCCCTAAATTTGGATTGGTGAAGATCCAGCACTTCACGTTACGGCTTGGTTTACCTGGTGCTTCACGACTTTTATTCACTGCTGCCACGTCATCGGCAGGGAAACGGTCTGAATACACCTGTTTATTACTTTCAATGAATTTGTACTTGCGTGAGGTGCGAAGTAATTTCTTCATTTCATTGATTTCAGGCAGCTGCTGATAATTGCGTGCAGCCACTTTGTAAATTTCGTTTAAGTTGATTGCGACGGTTTGAGCATCTGCAGGGTGATGGTTCAAGCCCCATTCTGGTGAACGATTGCCCTGCAGGTATTCGTAAACATCCCAGAATTTTTCCACGTCAGGATGATCACCATTCAACTGTTCAACACGTTCACGTGCCATTTGTTCAAGCATTTCTTGTGCTTCAAGCATGTCTTCCAAGTCGATTGGCAAAACGTGTTTGGTCATTGCTTCGATCAGTGCAGCAACTTGTGCATGACACAAAGCAATACGTGTATGGGTAATGCCGATTTCATGATAGTGATCTTCAATTGACTGTAACTTTGATGCGTATGTTTCCAAGATCTTGTCTTCATTACGTAGGCAATGGGTCATGAAGGTGCAAGCATCTTCAAGTTCCATACGATCCAGTTCATCGACAATGCGTTTGGTTTCCAGTGACTGTCCTTTGCGGTCAAAGTACAAGTGCAAAGTACGAGTCAAAATAGCTTCTGAAGCCTGAATTGCCGTGTTTTGTGAAATGAGGATGGCACCACGGAACGGTGGTTCGTATGTTTCATTACCTGCAGTCTTTAAACCTTTGGAACGGATGGCACGACCGTTGAACGCATCTTTGAGTTCATCCCAACTGAATTTGGACTTTTGAACAGCATTACCATTCACGTCATTACGGTCGCCTTCGATCAGGACCACTGGAAGGTTTGCGATCTGTGCAAAGTTACGGTACACCGCCACGTTTGTGGATTTGTTTGCATCAAAGCCTTCATAGTCTTTACGGCCTGAAAGTTTCCACATCATTTCAATTAAACGTGATTTACCTGCACCGGCTTCACCGACAATTTCCATAAACGGATATGAACTGTGCATGGCACGGATCTGTTCAGCAAAATATGAACCCATCCACCAAGCCAAAGCCACAATACCTTTAGCACCACGGACTTTGTGGAAGTCCTCCCACCATGACGGATCAAACTGTTTTTTAGGGTTCAATGTGATCGCTGGTGAACTTGCCAGTGTTTTAATTTCCTGACGTTTTACTTTGAAAAAGTCATGCTCATTGATCGGGATGATTTGACCTTGATGAACGGCATATTTTTCAAAAATATAGGTTTGGTATTCACGGCTATAACCAATGTAATCAATGGTTTTGACTTCACGTAAACGTTCAGTTTCACGTTTGATGAATGTTTCCAATTGCATATCTGTGCCTGTCCACATTGCACCGGACATCACCGACATAACACGTGGTTTGAACTTAGAACGTGACGACATATGATCAGCTGTAAAGGTGGTTTTCGCTTCTGACCATGGGCTTTGCAATTTGAAGTAGTACCAAGATTCGTCGGTAATTTCATTGCGCTGGAAGTACAACGGTTCAATCTGAGCATTACAGATTTCTTTTGCTGCTGAACAGTTCTTCAATGCACTGGCACGGATCTCTTTATCAGTCAGGATCTGACCACCATTTTCAGCTGCTTCATTGTTGCGGTCTTCCAGGTGCTGAACTGCTTTATTGAATTTGTCATAGTCGAGTTCCCACCAGTACAAACGGAACTTGTGGTTGTAATAGAAGGTATGACGAGGACCTTCATAAAAATTGTAAATTAAAAGACCTGCTTCTTCTGCAGTTTCAGCAATCAGCAATTCACCATAGTGTTTGTACTTTGGGAATTGATCAGGGTTGAGTTTGTCCCACTGAAATAAATCATTCCAATCAAGTTTTTTACCACCATTTGCAGGTGGCTGTGCAGCAGTCGATGACCAACCTTCAGCACGTGAACGTTCATGCCATTTAACTGTGTAACCTTTACCTGCAGAATCATTATCGAATGCCCAACGTAAACGTGGCTTGTCAATTTTGAGTTCATGACAACGGTCTGCAATTTGCTTAAGCATTTGAGAAGGGTAGTTGACACATGACAGGCAAGACATGGCTTTCACACCTGACTGACTCAGTGCAATGGCATCAAAGATTCCTTCAGTGATCCAGATCGCTTGGCCTTTTTCCCCTAAACGGCAAAGTTCATCCAATTCATGCACTGACCATGCTTGGCCAGCATTTTTAAAACCATAGTTAAAACGTGCTTTTTTATTGCCGAAACGTTCTGGTCTGTCGATTAGACGTTCCCAATAGTTTTTTTCATCCAGCATAAAGCGAACAGTTGCTGATGATTCTTTGCTGTCTTTATCTGTATAGAACTGCTGGGTGTATTTACCAATTAAGTTTTTAAGATCGAAACCACGACCTTCAGATAAAAATGCATCTGCTGCAGCATTTGGATTTGCATCAGTTTGCGGATGGTATTCAGACCAGTCTTTGAATAAGTCTTCACAGATATCTTTGACGTGTTCTTCATAACCACATTTGACCAGACGACCACATTTCACGATACGTGGATTGTGGGCATGGGTATAAAGTTCTTTTTTACCGCATTGTGGGCAGACACCTTCACGGAACCATTCGCCACGTGTCTTGAAACTGAACATATTTTCAAGACGGTTAATGATGCGGTGTTTCATATCAGACATTAGTGAAGTCCTTTTACGTTGCTGTCTACAATCCATTCCCAGTCCTTTGCGTCCTGGAAGGTAATCAGTTGGTTATCGAATAATGCTTCGATATAACCCTTCAGTTTTTCAGCAAAGCGTTGACGTTCTTCACCAGACAAAGTTTTTAAATGGTCTATACGTTTTCTTAAGGCTTCTGTACCATTGCGGTTCGTAATTTGATTCTTTCGCTTTATACAAAGTTCTTGAAGTGTTGTCATTCTGTTTACTCTTAGCTTGAATTAAGTAAACTAATAAGCTTTTCAGGGGCTTATTGTTTATTTTTGGCTTCAGAAAATGGGTTGTCAGATTTTTCAACTTTCGATAAAGCTTCAGAAATGAGTTTTTCTGTAAAGCTGGAAATTGTCATTCCTGCTTCAGCAGCGCAGACTCTCAGGAACTGATGACGGTTCGGAGTTGTGTGTGTGATGATTGCTTTTGTTCTGCTTTCGACATTACTCATAGCAAGTCCTTAAAATGTTGGTAGAGCATCAGTGAATCACTGTATTACTGAATAATATTACGATAAATCGAAAGTTTCAATACTTTGGTGGGTAAAAATGTCGATTAATGATAAGTTTTTAGAGCGCGGGGCGCGTTTGAAAGCCGAACGAAAACGTTTAAAACTGACTCAGCCAAGCGTGGCAGAGTTGCTGGATGTGGCTGTGGGTTCTATTGTTCGTTATGAAAAACAAGGCGATCCGTTGAATCAGAATCAGCTTATGATTCTGCAGAATGTGGGATTTGATACGTTCTATGTGACGTTTGGGGTACGATTTACGGAATTAAGTGAAGATGAGCACCAAGTAATTTCTGCTTATCGGTCACTAAAAAACGATACAGCGAAAATAGGTTTTCTCGGAATGGCCAAAGCCTATGCAACGCAAAATGCCACCGATTAGGTGGCATTTTTTTTACAATGACATTTCAATTTTTTTAATTATTTTATTTACTTGAGCATGCATTGTGGTGAATAGTGAATTGATCTCTGCTGCATCAATCTGTTCACCTTCCTGGACTTTCATTTTACTCATCAAACCTAGACAGTTTTTTAAGTGGATTAATTCAATTAGTGTTTCTTCGTTCTGGTCATCATTATTGTTGACGGTATTGTTCGACATTTAACCTCCTCTAGTAACACTAAACATTGTATTGAAAAGTTTGAAAAGGGGAAGATCAACAAGTGACACAGTGCGACAGATTATGTCTTATGGTAAAAAAATAATCAGACAATTACAAAAAAGCCCTCAAAATGAGGGCTTTCTTTTAAACGATACTTTGGAACGAATCGATAATCTGATTCATATCTTTGCTGAATGAGCTAAACAGTGCATTCAATTCTTCATGTTCAATCTGTTCCCCATTTGTCACCTGAACTTTACTCATTAAATTTAAGCGATGTTTTAAATCGAGCATATGCAACAAAATTTCTTCCCGAATATCATCATTCGTTGGTGTATTCATATTCTCTCCCGCTAATGAATTTTTTAACCTGTTCCGCTTGCGGTATATATAAGCTGATAAATACCAAGGCTTCAACTGTTCAAGCAGTAAAGGAGCAAATCAAATGCATTTTGTCTGCATCTTGCACAAATCACAAAAAAGTGACACCACGAGGTCCTTTTATTTTGGTTATATGCCATTTTTTATTGGATATCAGGATGCTTTTTAGCAGGTCGATAAAACTAGGTTTATAAGCGGTACTTTTGAGCACACGAACCAGAAGATCGTGACGTTGCTTTTTATTTAGAAGTTCAGTATTTAGAGTTTGCTGGAGATCAGGAGCTGAAGATTGAATGCCGTCGAGTGTCAGCAATTGATTTGAATAATTCATGGTTTTTCCTTATGTCAAGTTTGAAACCTGACACCAATCAATTTCCACAAAGATTGGTGACAGACTGAACAGGGGTGGAAATTTACCGTCATAAGGAACGGCTGCCCCGAAGGGCACCCTGTCCAGCCTGCCATAAAAGGCATAGCCGAATTTTACACAAAAAAACAGCCGCTTGCGCGACTTTATTTGCGCCTTATGATGGTTTCAGGTTTCCACGCCTGACTACAGATTTTGCTGTAGTGGTAAAACTGTATCAGTGAATCATTTTATGCGTCAAGTGAAAGATACAAAAAAGCTCCAGATTCTGGAGCTTTTATTTTATTTGGCGTTTTCGCAGAGTTGCATACCTTCTTCTATTAATACCGATGGATTCATTTTAATTTTTTGTCCCATAATTTCAGTATCTTTTGTAATTTCCATGATTGTCACATAGTCATTTTGAGCCGATCCATTGACGCCATATTTTTGGCCATCTGGTGCAGTAAAAATGATTCGTGTCGGTTGTTCGCAATGTAAGGTTCCTTTATCCACAGTCAGTGGCCATTTATCCCCAAACTGATCTGCTGTGACTTCCACTGTTTTATATTCTGGTGTACTGCTGCATGCAGATAGAAATGCTGCACATAATGCACTTATAAATTTTTTCATGGGATGCCCTCTATATAAATTAAAAGCCCCATGTGGGGCCTTTAAAGGATGTCTGAAAATGTATCAAGCCTGTACACCCAGCAATATGCTGTCATCCTGTTGTTATTATAACTGTTTTTTTAAAACCAGCCTACTGTGTGCAGAAATAATAAAGCACTTGCACTAACACCAACAATTGCACCTACTAAAAAAGGATAGAGCCACATATTTTTATCCTTTACGCTTGGTTTGGGTTTGAATAAATGCACAGCTTGGTTTGTTATTTTGCTGAATTAAGCTTTCAATGCGTTTGGTATAACGGTCGAACAAGTACCATATGATGAGTACCACGGCAGCCAATAGGTTTACAACAATTAAAATCAGTGCAGTTTGTTGGTCCATTTTTATTTTTCCTTTGCTTATTAATCTTGTGATGTGCATTCAGGGCAGGGGCATTCGATTGGATCTGATGTATCAGCGATAACGATTGGCATGGCGTTCTTCCAAACTTTTACATTCAATGCATAAAGTGACTGCACCTAGCTTTTGTCGTTCTGGTGGAATGTCATTACCGCATTGTTCACATTCATCAAGTGATGGTGTGCTGTAATCACGTGGTACCACGTGAACTTGATCCAATTGATTCTGTTGGGCAATATCAAATTTTTTAGACACGTGAGACCTGTGGATTCTTATTTTTATGTGGGGAAGGGGGGAGGTTTATTTCTGGGTTAGGCATGCCCGATGGTGAGAGTTCAAATTCAATCTGAAAAAAACCTTGCGCAGTAAAACCGCATTCAACATTTGAACACTGAGCGTGGAAACGTCGTAAAAGTGGATTTAATTCGACACTGTTTCGGATAGGGAAACTTGAACCGCAATGTGGGCATTTAGTACGTGAAGGTCTAGACATATTGCACCTTTGGATCAAAATTTATTCATACAAATATATAACAAAATTACGATATATCTAAATAAAATGTTGTAAAAATAATCAAATATCGTTATTTTAATTAAACCCATTTCATCTCGACTTCACCCCAAAGTCGGGATTTTTTTTATTTTGATTTTTTATATTTATCAATTTTTGCCTGTTCTCGTTTTAAGGCATTGGTCGCAGTCTTTTTAGATTTATAAATGTGGGTGAGTTTTAAAGGTTTGGACTGATCACCAGAGGTCAGTTTGATGGACTTGCCACCTTCACTGTAATACGCGATTACACCGGTATATTCGGCATAATTTTTACCTGTGCGTTTTTTCTTTTTGGCTTGCTTTTCTTCTTCCGTTTTTTCTTCCCTGCCTTCAAACAAGGTCGACACGTCATCTGCATCGGGCAGCTGCACTTCCAATTCAACAGAAGTGGTCAAGCCACTGTCATTTAAAGTATGGGTGACATTGGTACCCAGCCAAATGATGTCGTCAATTTCAGGCTTTAATCCGTTGAACTCAAATTCCTGTTCAGGGATCAGCGTTGGATCTCCTTTGGCCAAAGCATAAGTCAGCTTTTGTGCAGTCCGTTTGCATCGGTTGTATTCGGCATTGGCTGCCAATTCTGCAGTGGTCTTGTCCCGATGCACATAGCGAATTTCTTTTAAATTGTCTTCACTGTCACCCACAAAGACATGCAGTTTTTTAGCCTTGCCTTCTGCATAGTAATAGGCTTTGACACCAGTGATGTTGTCGGTACCAGTACCATTGGTGTAGTTGTGCTGGTCGCCTTCATCCCGGGTGATGATTTTGCGTGGCAAAGCTAAACCTGAAACCGTTTGGCTGGCACCACGTGGTAATAAAATCAAATGGCCATTCTTCACTGTCGCAATGGCATCTTGTTCATCGGCAATTCGAGTAATGAGATTTGCATCAGATTCATTCTGAGCAATGTATTTAATAACTTTGGACGCAAATTTTTCATGAACTATGACTTTGAGTTCATATTCATCACCGATCTTGTCAAAGATTTGCTGAATGGTTTGATTATTCCAGCTGCGTTCACGTTTCTGTTTTAAACCTTCAGATACGTCATTGGCCATGGCAGAAATTGAAAGTACATCTGGCGCACCACGATGTGAAGTCGATTCAACCTTATATACGCCTTTATCAAATAAACCGGTATTGGACCAACCTAACCACACCTGAATTTTTGCACCTTTGGGTGGGATAGATAACATGCCGTCGGCATCACTGAGTTCAATATCTACAGTGTCAACAACTAAGCCACGATTATCTTTGACTGTCAGCGACATTAAACGTGTGGCCATTTGTGGTGAAATATCGACACCATCCACTTCAACACGAAAAATGGGCGTTGGGTATTCAGTTAATTTATCAATCGCATTGATGGCGTTATTTGCAAAATTTAAAGCCTGTTTAAGCATTACAAGATCCTATTCAGTGCACCAATGCCCATGCCAACCAGTGTGCCCAAAATGCTGGGTTGCCAGTCGCGAACGATGGTCAGTTTGATGGTGAATTCTGTTTTACGTGCTGCACCATCTTTGAAGAAAAAGGTTTTGCCTTCTTCCAGATCATTGATGATCACCAAGCCATAAATTTTGCCTGTGCCTTCGATGAGGGTATAGGCTTTACCGGTGTCACCCATTTGACGCACGATGTCCAAAGTGTTTCGACTGCCAGTGATTTCATGATAAATCACACCTTGCAGGGTGATGGTGTCTTCACCCTTGCCCACAAACTGATAAGCCGGTGCAGCACCAACACGGCTATTGGATGGATGTCGCCAGTTGGTAACACGTTTTAATTCTTGATATGAGGCAGTGCGTAGTGAAAATACGAACATGCCTAAAGCCATCATCATGTGTGATTACTCCGTGTCTGTTAAAAATTTACGTTTTGCATTTTGTTCTTCTTGCGCGACACGTTGTAATTCCTGACGCAAGGCTTCAGCAGTACCTTTCACAAATGAACCATCTTTGGCTTGAATGGTGATGTTGATGGTGTCATTGCTGACAAATGATTTGGCAGATCCACCACCCATTGAGATTGGTTTGACTGGTTTAGTTTTGACTGCTGTATCTACAACACCTTGTGTGGCTGTGGTGGTTGCTGCCACTGGTAAGTTGTTGGCATTGGCAATACCGTTGGCCATACCTTGCATGGTATAGCCACCAATACCCATAAAGACACGTGAAGGTGAATGGATGCCTAGAATGCCCCTGGCTTTATCAATGACACCACTAACAGCACCGGTGATGGCATCTTTGACGGCATTTACTTTGGATAAAATACCGTTTTTCAATCCTTCTAAAATCATGGCACCAAAGCCAGTGAACTTCGCAGGAAGATCAATGCCGAACCAACGTAATACGCCAGCAAATGCTGAATAAAATAGTCCGATTGGACTCCAATTGATAATCAGTGCTGAAATGCCACGGATACCGCCATTGAACGCTGTTTTGATGGTATTCCAAATACCAACAAAGAATCCTGATATAGGGGCCCAATTCTTATAGATCAGGAATGCAGCACCGGCAATGGCAAGTACAATCCATGTAATTGGGTTGGTGAGTAAAGCCATGCTCATGGCACGTGCTGCCATAGCGACCACACCAAATGCACGACCAACCATCATCATTGGACCAAAAACAGCAATTAAACCAATGGATAGGGCAGACAGACCACCTACAATGGCAATGGCACCAATAGCAATTTTGACTAAACCGGATGACAGACCAGGGTTCGCCTGTGACCATTTTTGAACGGCACTCATGACACCATTAAAGCTGCCAATCATAGAATTCACACCAGGTAATAAAACATTACCGATGGTGATGCCTAAGGCTGCCATATGGTTCTTGGCTAATTGAATATTGTTGGCTGTTGTTGCTGCTCGAGCAGCATATTCAGCTTCCATCGATCCAGCATAGACTTTGGCATCTGACACAGCGTTTAAGTTCTTTTTGAGTGTGTCTAGACCTTGTGAATATTGCATCACAATAGGCAAAGCTTCAGAGCCAAACAGTTCATTGGTGATCGCCACCTGTTCATGTTTTTCGAGTTTTTGAATCCCCTCGATGACCTTCGCCACAGTTGCTTCAGCATCTTTCTGCATATCTTTGGACACTTGAACACTGTCCAAGCCCAATTTTTTAAATGCTGCAGACTGACCTTTGGTGGCTGACTCTCCTTTGGTCAATGCAAGAATCATGTTTTTGATACCCGTTGCAGCAACATCAGGTTCAACCGATGTCAGTGATGCAGCCATAGCAGCAATGCTGCTTGATGCGAAACCACCGACTTCACCTAATGCACCGATCCGTTGAACGACTTCCATGATCTTGTCGGCTTTGTTCGGTGATGTGTTGCCCAGGTAGTTGATGCGGTCAGCAAGTGCGACCACTTGTGGCTGTGTCAGTTTAAATGCTGCACGCATTTCTGCCATGCTTTGACCTGCCTGATCTGCAGTGATGTCAAACGCGACACCCATTTTTACTGCAGACTCGGCAAAGCCAAGTAACTCATTTTTAGCAATACCAGACTGAGCACCTGCAGCAACAATGGCTGCAATATCTTTGGCTGCCATTGGCAGACGTGTGGTCATTTCAACAATCTGATCTGACATGAGTTTATAAGCTGGTGTAATTTTACCGGCTTCATCTTTTAAACCGTCCACGACTTTAGCTACATCCGCCATGGCTGACTCATAATCGATAGCAATTTTGACTGGTACTGCTAGTGATGCAGCACCAGCACCGGCAATCATTAAACCTTTTTTAGCAAGTTCATTGGCTTTGCCCATTCGTGCCTGCATCTTTTCATAATTCTTTTGAGCAACTTCATGTTTGCCTAAGGCTTCTTTTTGTTTGTTTAGCTCCATAGTAGTCAGATGAATCTTATTTTTGAGATCCGATTCTTCTTCATTCAGCCGATCCATCTGAATGCCAGCTTTGTTGAATTCCTGTGCCATGCCAGTCAATTCTTTACTTTGACCTTTTTGCACTGCCATCAGGCGTTTATGAGCAGCTTCAGCACGTGCCAAAGCGGTCACTGTTTCCTGTGCTTCAGGATTAATTTTTAAGGCTTGTTTTAATTCAGCAATGGTCTGTTTATTTTTGGCCAAAGCCTGAGCTGTTTTTTCAGACTGTGCTGTGAGCTGACGGAAACCTGAGATTTTGCGCTGTTGTGCTTCAAGGTCCTTCAGCTCACCATTGGTTTTTTTTAAGGCAGCTGCCATAGATTTTGAGCCACCAATGATTGTTTTGATGGGTCCAGATACTTTATCAGTAGCGTTGAATAGGACTTCTAATTTTAGTTTTGACATTGGTGGACTCGTGTTACACGTTGGTTTGGTGACGCTTCAGCGCAAGGTGATGCCATTTAGTTAATTCGATAATGTCCATGTCATCGTATGCGCTGGGTGGCCAATGAAAGATGCAGGCAATATTGGCAATTGCTTCATCTACTTCATCGACCAGTTTTATTGCTGTTCCTCTTTGATCGCTTTCTGCAGATCCTTCGGGTACAAAAAAGTAACCAAGTGACCTCCAAGCTGTGCAAAGTCGACAGGATCCAGTTCAAGTACTTGCTGTGCTGTTAATGCAGGTGTGGTGACACGTGGCAGTACTTTGCTCAAGGCATTGACATCATGCTGATAGATCGCCTGCAGACTGACACCGCTGAGTGCTTTCACATTGGGTTTGCGGATTTTGATTTCTGTGATTTTGGTACCGCCAAATTGAATGAACTGTTCTAGCTGAACGGTTTCTTCATTTGGGTTTTGAATCGCTTTTTGATTCAGGGCTTGATCTTCAGTCAAGGTTTGAACGTTGTCTTGGTCTTGAGTATTCATGTTGCATTCCTAAAAAGTGACAAATTAAAAAAACCTTGCACAAAACGTTGTTCATGCAAGGGTAGGAAAACTTAAATGCCGAGTGCGTTACGTTGCTTCGCTAAGCGATCAACACCGTCAATCA